ACCAGGTGATAAAGTTCCTTCATTTGGTACCGCTGAAATCGCGGAAACGTCGATCGGAAGGGCGNTTGAGGCCGATTTTGCGGCGCAACTTTAGTACCTGGTNCTAAAGTTCCTTCATCGCGCTTGCAAGTGGCGNGGTGAATGTGCGGAGAACACCGATCAGGACTGCGTTTGAGGCTTGTTTGGCCGTTGATTTTTGGTACCAGGTAATAAAGTTCTTGCAAGCGGCATGAAGGTGGATTGCAGTTGCCGATGCCTGCACACATACGACAAAACACAACATGTCCTCTCCTTCGGGAGGGGCTTTTAAGTTTCCCCGCTTCGGCGGCGGGTTTTTGCTAAAGAATTGGCGGGGGCAGTGTAACGCAAAAATTTCGATTCAACCTATTGCATGTGTGGGGAAAAGTATGGCATAGTTAGTAATGAAGCGACCGCCAAACGGCCTAGGACGTGGTCGCTCGTGTTCCCCCGTACTGCTTCGGCGGTACGGCGCGGGCACCAGTGCGGTGCCCTGCTTTATCCAGTCGTCCCGCGGGAGCGCGGAGCCGACATCCATGTGGTTGTCCGCTCCGCGCGAGACAAGTTTGCCCGCTGCTTCTGGTGGCGGGTATTGGGTTCGGGGTATCCCGGACGGCGAGGCGGTGGCGGAACAGTAGACGCTTAGGAGGCGACACTGGGCCTCTGACAGTTGCGAGGTGCAAGTCCTCGCCTGCCTCGTTGACATCTTTGCCCGCTGCCCCGCGCAAAGGTGTTGCTCGGGGCGGCGGGTTCAACTTTTATCGGGCATGGCGCGCACATGGACAGGCCCGAGGCCCCGCGGTCCCCTCCTCCACCTCCGCCGCGGGGCCCGTCGCGCGCCGTATAGGCCGAAAGCAGGTGGTGATGATGAGCCGCGTACGTCCAGTGACGCCGGATGAGCGCCAGCAGATCATCGAGGCGCTTAAGGCTGGGGAGTCGCAGACTTCGGTCGCCAAACGATTCAAGCGAAGTTCTGGCACGATCAACCGCATCGCCAAAGAGGTCGGCCTTGAGTATTCAGCCCCGAAAAAGGCGAACGAGGCGCGTGTCAAGTACGCCCGCGACGGTAGAATCCGAGTGATCGAGAAGGGCATTGACTACGCCGAGAAGCTGATCGACGCCGGCGAGATCGGCGGGCGCGAGCTTTACAACTGGTCGATGGCGCTTGCGGTGCTCCTCGACAAACGGCGTCAGGAGGACGATGAGTCTGCGCAGCGGCGCGGCTCGATCAGCCTGCTGATGGAGCGGCTGCGAGAGGAGGAGCGCGGCGATGATGACGCTGGCTCTTCCGACGGGTAAGCAGCGGCGCTCGATTCTCGAAGCGGACGCGCGGCTCAACATCTGGCACGGTTCGGTGCGCTCGGGCAAGACGGTCGCGAGTATCATCCGGTGGCTCGATTTTGTCGCGCATGGGCCGCCGGGCGAGCTGCTCATGGTCGGGAAGACGAGCCGCACACTCAAGCGCAACATTTTGGACCCGATTGCCGAGATGCTCGATGATGACGAGTTTCGCCTGCTCACGGGCGCTGGTGAAGCGTACATCTTTGGGCGGCGCGTGTATCTTGCGGGCGCGAACGACGAGAGGGCTGAAGGCAAAATTCGGGGCCTTACGCTTGTGGGCGCATANGGCGACGAGATCACGCTTTGGCCGGAGAGCTTTTTCACGATGTTGCTCTCGCGCTTGTCGCTCCCTGGAGCCAAATTCTTCGGTACGACGAACCCGGACAGTCCGTTTCACTGGCTCAAACGGGATTACCTCGATCGGGCGCATGAACTGGATTTGCGCCACTGGTCTTTCGGTCTTGACGACAACCCGAACCTTGACCCGGCTTACGTCGAGTCGCTGAAGCGAGAGTACACGGGGCTGTGGTACAAGCGCTTCATCCTCGGGCAGTGGGTGCTGGCAGAAGGCGTCGTTTACGACATGTTTGATCCCGATAAGCACGTCGTGANGGCGCTCCCGCCGATCCAGCACTACTACGTCGGCATCGACTACGGCACGACGAANCCGACGGTTTTCCTGCTNGTCGGCCTCGGCCAGGACGGCGTGCTTTACGTGTGCCGCGAGTGGCGNTGGGACAGCGAGGCGAAGGGGCGGCGGCTGACGGACGCGCAGTTAAGCGCGGAATTGAGGCGTTGGCTCGGCAAAATCGTTCCGCGACGGATTTGGATCGACCCGTCGGCGGCGAGTTTCATCACGCAGTTGCGCCACGACGGAATTCGCACGTGGCCCGCCGACAATGCGGTCATCGACGGTATCCAGGACGTGAGTACGCTATTGGGCGCAGGACGGCTGAAAATTCACGAGTCATGCACGGGCCTGATCGAAGAGATGGGGACGTACGTGTGGGACCAGAAGGCACAACAGCGCGGCGAGGACAAGCCGCTGAAGGCTAATGACCACCACGTAGACGCCCTCAGGTATGCCTGTAGGGGCCTACGGCGCGTGTGGCGACCGTGGATCGTGGCAGAGAAAGGAGCGGCGTAGATGGCACTTCCCGAAGGCGGCAACATCGCTTGGCCTCCCGAAGAGTGGCAGGCGATCTATGACAAATACGCAGAGTGGAGCGCTTGGTACTCCGGCGACGCTCAACAGATCGCCGACGTCTACGCGCGTCTCGTTGGTCGCGGTCCGCATGGTCGTTTCTGGGCACGAGAGGTGCGTGAGGAACGCCGCGTCATGCTGCACGTGCCTGTGGCTGGCGACATCGCGTCGGTCGCGGCGGACCTGCTGTTCAGCGAGGTCCCGGATATCCGCATCGCGGAGGCGTTTGATGAGAGCGCGCCGCGGGACGCGATTGAGGCGCAAGACAGGCTCTGGGAACTCATCGACGANGGCGGCGTGCACAGTAGGCTTCTTGAAGCCGCCGAGACGGCTTCGGCGCTTGGCGGTGTTTTTATCGGCCCGGTGTGGGATACCAGCGTNGCCGACATGCCGCTCCTGCGCGTGGTGCAGGCGGACGCGGCATTGCCTGAGTTTCGGTGGGGNCAGCTCGTNGCCGTGACACTGTGGCGCGTGGTCGAGGACGATGGGCAGACNGTCTGGCGGCACCTTGAGCGGCATGAGCCGGGCGTGATCCTGCACGGGCTGTACCGCGGCACGACGACGGAGCTTGGCCGCCGCGTACCGCTTGCCTCGCATCCGGCGACGGCTGATCTACAGGATGTCGTGACGCTTCCTCCGCAGATGCAGGGCACGCTGGCGATTCGCTACGTGCCGAACATGCGCCCGTCGCGGGTGTGGCGAAGCGATCCGATTGGGACGTATCTGGGCCGCAGTGACTACTCGGGCAGCGAGAGCATGATGGACGCCCTCGATGAGGTGTACACGTCGTGGCAACGGGACATCCGGCTGGCGAAAGCGCGCCTGACGGTGCCCGATACGTGGCTCCAACCCGTCGCGATGGGTGACGATGGGAAAGCGGTGCTTCGCTTCGACGAAGACAAAGAGCTTTTCGTCGCGCTCCCGATGGATTCCACCGAAGGCGCGCTGACGGCGACGCTGTTTCAGCCTGCNATCCGCTTCACGGAGCACGAGCAGACCTGCCTGCACTANCTTGAGCGCATCATCAGCGCCGCCGGATACAGCCCGCAGAGCTTCGGTTTGCACATCGAGGGCCGGGCCGAAAGCGGGACGGCACTGCGGATTCGTGAGCGCAAATCTTTTGTGACGACAGCGAAGAAACGCCGCTACTGGGAGCCTGCGCTCGCTGATGTGCTGTGGATGATGCTGGTGCTCGACCGTGAAATTTTCCGCAGCGGCGTGACGCCGTATCGCCCGGCGGTGGCGCTGGCAGACAGCATCGCCGAAAGCACGCAGGAGGTGGCGCAGTCGATCGAGCTGCTTTCCCGTGCGAAGGCGGCCTCCACTCGCACGCTGGTCGAGATGCTGCATCCCGACTGGAGCGATGAGGAGATCGACGCCGAGGTGCGGCGCATCATGGAGGAGCAGGGACAGTACGTGCCTGATCCTCTGCAGGTGGGGATGGATTGAGATGGCGAGTTCGCTTGTTGTGACGATTCGCCCTAGCCGATGGGTTGTGCCGGTGCTCAAAGTGGTAGGCGCACTCTATGCACTCGGGCTTGTCTCTGAGGCGCGCGTCGACAGGTGGGCTCACATTCTCGCCCGCAAAGGGACAGTTTGGCGCATTGGTGACAGGAGCGAGTGGAGGCGGTTCTAATGCCCACGTCACCCGCCGCTTGGGAAGCCGCCGCCGTCGCACTACGGCGAATTTACGCCGACGCCGAGGCGCGCCTGCTAGAGCGGATCGCCCGCCGCCTTGAGCGCGGGATTGACGATGATCCGTATTGGGCCGAGCAGAAACTCCAGGAGGTGCGCTACGTCCAGCGTGAGATCGAGGAGCTTGTCACCCGATTGGAGCGGGAATCGCGGCGCGAGATCGAGACTGCGGTCGTCGAGGCATACGAGGGCGGCGCACTTGAGGCGGCGCGTGATATCGCGGAGGTGGTGGATCGGCCCCTGCGTGAGATCGTGCGTGTGAGCCGCCTTGGCGCTGTCGAGAGCATCGTGGAGGAGGCGGTCGCGCAGGTACGATCGACGCATCTTCGGATCCTGCGCGTGGCCGACGATATCTACCGCCGCACGATTGCGGATGCGACGGCGCGGGCGGCGACGGGTGCGATGACGCGGCGTGAGGCGGCGCAGATGGCGCTNANCCGCTTCGCCGATGCGGGCATCACCGGATTCATNGATCGGGCGGGNCGGCGCTGGGATATCGCATCGTACGCTGAGATGGCGACCCGCACCGCCACAGGGCGGGCGGCGATTCAGGGGCACATCGACAGGTTGCAGGCCAACGGGTATGATCTGGTGATCGTGAGCGATTCGCCGGATGAGTGCGACCTATGTGTCGTCCCCGGCACGCTTATAGAGGGGCCAATGCCCACGTGGCGTTGCCGACTTGAATATACTGGCGACGTAATCAGCATCACCACGGCCGCAGGAAAGAATCTTACGGGAACGCCAGATCACACGGTGTTGACTGACAGGGGGTGGGTCAGACTCAAGGACCTTAACCCAGGCGACAAGGTCGTCAGCTACTTGGGGGAGAAGAGCCTCGCGGGTATCGTGCCAGATCACGTAGAGATGCCAACCCCGGTCGAAGAGGTAGGCAAAGCGGTCGCGCCACTTCTTCTTGCGGGCCCAGTTCGTCGTAAATTCAACGGCAACAGGGCCTATCGCGAAGTCAAGATTGTATGGCCCGACAGCTTTTTGCTGAACGAAGTCAACACCGCGCTCTTTGAGCCATTCGGCGATCTGGGCTTCGTAGGCGGACTCGGATTCAATGGTCCGCGCTCGATGCTCTGCGATCTTGCGCTTGGTGGCATCGGAGTGGTGACTTCCGCGCCAAGCGTCATGGGCAGCCCTGACGAGTTCCTTGCGCTCCTCTTCAGTCATGGATGCGTAACGGGTCTCCAGCCCTTTTCGGGCCAAAGCCGACCTTTCCTCGTGGGTCAGTTTGGCCATGTAATCGACGACACCGTGATGCTTGGGGCGAGCCTTAACGCCAGCGCGACGCAGGTAATCGCTGACTGCCCGACTGCTTATACCAAACGCGGGGCCGAGCTGTTTAGTGCTCTCTCCGGCGAGATAACGGCGCACGAGTTCGTCGGCTTGCTCGGGAGTCAGTGCCCGGCGGACAACTTTAGGGCGACGGACGCCACGTTTCGACATGAGGGATTTGAGATAGCTGACGCTGATCGAGAAGGAGGCCGCTATCTCTTCAATCGGCTCCAAGGTCTGGTAACGCTTGATGAGATCGTCGATGTCAGCATCCGTAAGTTTTCGGGGCATGTTTGGGACCTCCAGACTGCACCGAGTTGGTATGTATCTAACGGGATTATATCGCACAATTGTAGGCCGTGGGAAGGGCGTGTNCTTTCGCTTTCTGGNGCAACGNCTGGCTACCCGACGCTGGCNGAGGCGCAGGGTTCGGGGCTGTTCCACGCGAATTGCACGCACAGTGTGTCAGCCTATATTCCAGGGNTAACGCGCGCCCCCGAACGACGCCGATTGGCGAACCCAGANGGCTACGAGAAGCGCCAGAAGCAGCGCTACATGGAGCGTCAGATTCGCAAGTGGAAGCGGCGTGAGGCGGCTGCGATCACCGACGAGGAGCGCGAGGCTGCGCGTCGCAAAGTACGCGCATGGCAAGCGGAAATAAGACGACACCTGGCACT